CTTCTTGGCCGAGCTTTGCCCGCATGTCCTCATAACTCTTTGCGGCCATGCCAACAGCTTCGCCGAAGTTGCCACGGGAGGACAGCAGCCCTTGACCGATTGCCATGAGGTAGGGGTCGTAGCCACGTTGCTGACGCGCCGTGTAGGCGTCCATGACCCGACGCATTGCTTCGTCAACGTCATCGTCCTCTTCAATCGCTTCACCATACGTTGGCTTCACTTTCAACGCGGACAAGGCTCCTGATTGTTTTTCAGCCATTCGGGACTCCGTTTTCAATAGTCTTCGTAATAATCACGGTTGTAGTCAAAATAGTTGTCCTGCCCACCTGCTTCATAAGAGCCTCCGCCCGGAATATAGGGTTCATAAGGGACAGGTGGGTCGTAATCAAAATAGTTATCCTGTCCCCCTTGTTCGTAGGAGCCTCCGCCCGGAATATAGGGCTGATAAGGCACATATGGGGTGTACTCATCAAAATCCGCATTAGGGCCAGCAGAATTATTAGCGCCTGCATCATTAGGAACAGGGCCAAGATAATTTCCGTTGCTATCAAACACATTGCCCGCTGAGTCCGTAATAGTTCCATCGCCGTTGTATCTGACGCCTCCGCTGGTGTTCATTGATGGGCTAGAGGCCCCCCCGCCACTGCCGGGGTTGTATCCTTCTCCGGGCCTAGACCCACCGGAAGAGCCACCACCACCACTGCCGCTACCAATGCCTTTAATGTAGTTAGAGATGCTGCTTCCAGCAGAAGACGCCAGTCCAGAAAGTCCCGTGTTGTCAAAAATATTTTGCAGGTAGTTGGGGATGGCTTTGCCATACTGGTCGTATTTAGTGCCAAAACCGCTGGCAATCTGAGATGCAACACCAAGCGTTTGAGCTAATGGTGAGCCTTGGTAGTAGCCGGTGGTTTGTGGGCCTTTGTCTTCCACTGTGGTGCCACCCGGCACGGTGTATCCACGCATCAGTTGGGACACATTCGTTGCGGTCTTCAGCGGTGCGTCAAGCAGCGACTGCTGATACGTCTGCTGCTCTGTGCCAGCCTTGGTCAAAGCACCAGCGCCAGTGAGTCCGAGTGACTGCTCTTGCCCAGCAATATCAGCTTGCGTTCTTGCTGCTTGGTTTTGCAATTGGGCGTTGTTCAGTGCGGCAGTCACAGCAGAGTTGTAGCCCTTGTCCAATGCGCCATATTGCTGACCAGTCAGGTTGGACTGGAGGTCAGCCATTGTTTGGCCCATTGCATTGGCGTAGCGCTGGCTACCCAGACCGCCCGTGCCGACAAAGCCGGCCTTGAGTTGCGGCATCAGGTTGCGCTGGATGTTCTGCTGTTGCAAGCGCTCCATTTCGTTCACCACGTTGCTGGTGTACGGACTCATGAAGTCTTGCACCTGCGGAGCCGCACCAGCGGCTGCTGTGCCTGCGGTAGCCGTAGCGGCGGTCAGACCGGGCCTGTAGGCTGTTGCGGCACCGGGGGTGGCGGCAAAGCCTTGCTGCTGCATCTCCGTCAGGGGAGCTACCTTGTTGGGGGCTGCAAGAGCCGTCTGCCCAGCTTGGGACAGGCCACTCAGGTAGTTGGTGTAGTAGCTGGGCGCTTGTTGAGTAGTGGTCGTTGTTCGCGTTACATCTGGATTCGCCCGCGTGTCAAAAATGGTATCAGCCATGTTTAGCTCCTTGCCGCTTGGTGTTCTTCAAAAAGTCCAACGGTGACTTGATTTCGGGCGGCAAATCTTTGGGCTTTGCTGACCGCCCATGGGCACGAATGCCGTGCATCATGTCGTATAGTTTATCCGACCCCGCCTTTGTGGAGCCGTTTCCAATCGCCGCTACAACGTCGGCTGGGAACACAAATTCGCCGTCTGCCAACATGGCCGGGATGTCATCCGATTGGCCGTCTCCAGCACCCGTTACGGCGTCACCATGACGGAAGTCCACCCGCATCTTGCCGCCCGCTGCCATGAGGGGCGTGCTGAGTCCACCACGAGCATATTTTCCGTACCTAGTGCCAGTCATCGCGCCACCCTTGGCGGCTTGGATTCCTGTCTTCATGTAATCGGGCACGCCGTCCGAAAAGTTTCCGGTTTCTTGCTCGGCGGCAGCTTGCTGATTCAGAATGTCTTCAATGGGTCGGTCAACGCCATAGGTGTAGGGGTTCATGTCGGTTCCTTGCGGTGCTTGGTCACTCAATGCGTATTGGACAGCATTGGGGTCATTTGATTGTTGAAGTTGGTTGAACTCATCCAAGACGCTTTCAAACTTGGGCTGGTTGGGTATGACCTTGGTCTGGAAGCTGGAGGCCAAGCTGAGTGGCGCAACAGAGGACAGTGACGCCGTGTTGTTAGTTGATGCAGACGAACCAGATGAGCCAAGCGCACCAGACAAGCCAAACGCGGCAGCGCCAAGCGCATCAAGCGATGACGATGTCTTGCCACTCGTTGGCGCTTTGGCTGGGGCGGCTGGCGCAGCGGGCGCAGTTGGTGCGGGCGTTGGGGCTGGCGCACCGGATGAGCCTTTGCTGGCGCTATCAAGGTAATTCGATAGCGTGTCCTGCGTACTGACGCCAGTGTTTACTGATTCACCCGTTGCAGCATTTGGGGCACCTGTGCCCGCCGTGATGCCTAAGTTTCTCAAGCCCTCGTTGAAGGCATTGGAGATTGCTTTTGTGGTGCCCAAGTTTTGGTTCAGGCCGCTGGTGGCTTTGCCAATCTTGCCGTAAAGGCCCGACTCTTTGCCCAAAATTCCGGTGAAGATTGGATTGGTGTCAAGCTCTTTTGATGCGTAGGAATTGATTTGACCAACCAACGCCGAAGACAACATGCCGCCCGGATTGCCGTTGAGGGCATTGGTGACTATGCCAACAGGTATACCAAGGTTCTTGGCAAGCATACTAAGCAAGGTGCTAGACGCAACATCTCCTGCCGTGATTTTCCCGGTGTACATGTCGTTCAGAGTCAATGCCAGACTTGCGCCGGGAATGAACATAGCCGCTGTTCGTGCCAATGGCTCCATGAAATTTTTGAAGTCCGTAACAGCAACAACGCTGTTAGCAGTTTGACCGGGGTCGTTGTAAGTGAGACCCTGCACGCCCTCTACGGGCGCATTCATGTTGGTCAAATTTTTTGCATTGACGCCTGTTATGTTGCCAAGACCTGCGGCTTGAAGTGCCTTAGCTTCAGCGTAGGTCGGCGACCGACCAAAGGCGTCAACAAAAGCGTTTTGTGGAACGTCAACATTGACTTCTCGGCCTTCTGGATTGTTTTTGCCGCCACCGAGCATCATGGTCTGCTTAGTGAGCGGCCCCATCAAGTCTTTGTAGACATTGACTACAGCATTTGGGTCTTTGTCTGCCGTGGTGGCGTATTTGTTGGCATCTTTTCCATAGTACGAAGCCAGCTTTTCATTGGCTTGTTCACGCAGAGCATTGACTTGCTCCGCTTTGGCTAAATTAGCCTCTTGCTTGGTGGACAAGCTAACGTCTGAAAAGTGAGAAAGCGCAGGGTTTTCTCCCGCGCCACCCATCAGGCTTGCGGCTGCGGCTTGCTGTGCTTCTGCTGCTCTTTGGGCTTCTGCTGCTGCTGCCACCGTAGTTGCTCGTTCACGAGCCACATTGTCTGCGGCAGTTTTGTCAGCATCAGATTGCGCCGCTGGAGAGGATGTGCCTGCTGGCGCAGAAGGAGCGCTATCTCCAGCGCTTACATTGCTGCCGCCGCCGCCACCACTAGGAGGCCCACCGGGTGGCGCAGCGCCAGAACCCATGCCATCGCCACCATTGCCGCCAGCATGAGCGCCACCGCCACCCCTGCCAGTGTCTCCGGGGTTGCTGCCACCACCGCTTCCGCTGCTGCCACCACCGCCCATGTAGCAGTGGCCTAGCAGCTTGCGCTTTTGCTCAAGAATGTTCACAGCTTGACCTCCGCAATGAGGTACTTCTCCTCAAACCCTAGTCGTGACCAGAGTCGGAAGGTGGAAGGACGCATGGCCGCTTCAATCATGGTAGCTCCGTCTTTCTTGCAGATGTCTTGCAGTTGTGCCCAGTTGTCATCGGTGGTAATTCCTTCACCCGCCAAGCAGGTGATGAACGCCACACGGTCATTGGCTCGGTTTTGGTAAACCATTGACAGCGAACCGATGATTGTCTCGCCCTCCGTGAAGGTGATGAGCCACCAGTCTCCCAAACCCAGCTTCATCCGAATCTGGTCAAGCGTGTAGTCACCCTTGGTGTGCGGTTCGACGGCGGCAAAATACTTCTCCACCAACAGCCATGTCTGGTGAACTTGCGCGAAGGGGACTTTAGCTACGACAGCCATTAGGTTGACTGCGTTGCAGGGTTGACGGCGCTTACAAGGGCTTCTGCCCAGTCGTGCCAGTCGTTAAAGTTCTCCGTCCGTGGGATGGCCTCGTTGGTGAACACGTCAATTGCGGACAGCCCATTGCCCCAAGTTTTCCAGTCGGTGTGGACGGTTGGTATCTCAAGTTGCTGCGGGGCGTAAAGCTCACACATGAGGCTTGCCCACGACTCAAAGGTGTGGAAGCGTGGGTCGTAGATGAGCGCGGGATTAAGAGCCATACGGTCTGGTATCCCCAATGTCTGCGTGCAACAAGGTCTTGCCCAACTGGTAGTCGCCACCAGCCACATCGGAAATGAAGCGCAGGCGTATCTCGCGGCGCTGCTCACGCATGTCAATCTTGCCCGTGTTCTTGTCAAACAAGTAGGGGTCGCTTTCTTTGTCCACGCTCTGCGCAAATGGTCGGCCAGTGATGATTAAGCTCATCTCGCCCTCCATCAGGAAGTCAGGTTCGACGCGCTCCAGACGCTCCCACTTGTTGAGGCCAACAGGCGCAGGCTGCGACGGGCCTCCGTCAACCCATCCAAGGTTGCTGGTCTCAAAGAAGCTCTCGATGGCAAGCACATCCTGCCCATTGACGCTATCCACGCCAATCTCATGCTGGAAGATTTGGATGAGGTCTGGCTCGGCAGAGAAGGTCAGGGTCGTGGTCGCGGAAGCCGTAGCCGCCACAGACAGCGTCACCGCCTGCTGGTAGATGGTCTGCACCTTGATAGAGAAACCCGAGCCAGTTCCGCCAATGGAGGCCGCAGCAGCGCTCAAGGTGTTGTCCACAACGTAGGCCGCGCCACGGGCGGTGATGGTCACGGACGTAACTGCCCCGCCAGACACCACCACGGTGGCCCTTGCGCCCGTTCCAGAGCCTCCGGTGAGGGTGACATTGGTGTAGGTGCCATCGGTGTACGCAGAGCCGCCTACGAGCGTGTACAGGGCTTTGATGTTGCTGGAGGTGATGCCGTTGACTTTTGTGCCAGAGGTGATGCCAGCGCCGGAGACAAGTTGGTCAAGAATGATGTTGCCATCATAGGTGTCCGTGTACACAAACGTGCTGCCAGAAAGAACCACAAAAGACCCCGTGGTCACGACTGCCTCAGTGGTCACATCCCATGACGCTTGCACCGGGTAGGCAAACACTTGGGAGAAGTACCCAGCAGAGCGACGAGCGCCTTCTGCTTCCCCGGCGTCATACCAGATGTTTTCACGCACGTTGTAAATAATGGCGTCGGTGCATTCGGTTGCATCGCCCCTGGGGTAGAACCACCACACCTCGCCAAACCGTGGCACCTTGCTCACCCAGACCTTTTGGCGCTGGGCGTAGTTCAGGTTGTCAAAGAAGTAGTTCTGGTTCATGGCGTTCGGAATTTCCTTGACCACGCCGCTGTACATCAGGAATCGGTCAACGCCGCACCAGTAGTAGATGCCGTCGTACTCAATGGCGGACTGGCTGGACAGGATGGAAGACTGGCTGCTGATGATGTCGTAGCGCCAGTATTGAGCAGGAGTTCCCTGCCCGCCGATGTAGGACACGCGGACAAGGCTGTCAAGGCTCCAGAACAGCCCAGAAGGCGCGTTTGAGCCGCCCCGGACGGGTAGCCCTTGGACAATCTTTCCGGTGGCTACGTTGGTCTCGTTGGCGTCCGCAGATACCCAGTCCTGAGCGTTGCCTGCTGCACAATTTTTAATCAACCCGTCGTTGCCGTACACAAAAACGTAAGGGTGCAGGGAGACCACACCGCCCGATACGGACACGTTGTTGCTGAAGGTCAACGTCACCGTGGCGCTTGCGGTGGCGGGCAGGGACATGACCACAGTGGTAGTGGCAACAGACACCACCGTTGTGCCAGCCTGAATGCCTGCGCCAGAAATGGTCTGGCCCGCTCCGATGAGAGGATTGGCGGCAGCCAGTGTAATGGTGGCATTGGTGTTGATGGTCGTGGCAGAGTCCGTAAACACGCCAATCTGGCTCATGGTCGTGCCAGTGATGCCCCCAATCAGAACCGGGGTGTTCACCGTGCTGCTGATGCTGTTCAGGTTCTGGCAAGGCGCAGCAAGAATGGTCTGCAAGCCAGAGCCAGAGACATCGTAGAACCCGTCAAACTGCCACAGGTTGTCGTCGCTGGCCGTGAAGTTACTAAGGGTGAAATCTTGTACACCAGAGCCGATGCCGTTCTCGTCAATGGTCAGGACTTGCAGCCCATCGTTGTATCCACTGAAGATGGATGTGAATGCGTTCTGGGTGTTGACCCAGATGCCACGCGACGGGCCGTTCCACTGGCTAGAGATAACTCTGTAGCCGCCCATCTTGCGAGGACGACCACGTTGAAAGCGCACCCACTTGCCGTTGGTGTAGTAGTTTTTGTCAAACACCGTTCCATCCCGCTGCACGCCAGCAAGGGTGTCGATGGTGAAGACTTTCTGAACCATTAGAACGTACCGCCCAAAACGCCGCCAGTGAAGTTCCCTGTGCCCACAACTGCCAGCCCGGTGGCCGATAGCGTGGAGCGCAGCACACCCAAGATGGCGGTATTGAACTCGCCTGAAGCTGCGCGGTACACGCCAGTGGATGTCTCAGACGAAAAGTTCAACGCCGGGACTGAGACATTTCCATCGGTCAAAGAAATGCTGCTGGCTCCAGCCAACACCGTGTTGGCGTTCAACAGGTTGACCGAGTCGCACACCAAGGTTGCTTGTTGGCCTGCTGGCACCACCGCAACGCTTCCACCCGAGTTGGTGGTGAACGTGATGGTGAAGTTGGACACCGTGCCATCTGTCTGGTTGGTGATGTAGTACACCTGAATGGTCGGCGGGAGGATGACGGTCACATTGCCAGTCAGGGTGCCCGTGTACTTCTGCACCACGTTGGACGCTTCTGCCGAAGTCAGCGTGTAGGTTCCTGTCACCACCGCCTTTGTCAACTGAGTGAAGTTGAACTGCGCGGCTTGGCCTAAGCCAACGGTGAAGAAGGCGGTTCCAGAGCAGCAGATGATGCAGGAGTCGGCTGGCTGCAATGCAATGGATGCTGCGCCATTGATGAGGCCAGACGCGGGTGTCACCGTCAAGGTGCCTGTCCCGCCATTGCGAATCAACATGAACCAGTCATTGCCCAGCGTGGCGGCTGCGGTTAGACCAAGAACTGCCGCGCCGCCCGTCCAGACATAGGATGAGGCACGGTCAGCAGCAACTGCTGTGTAGGCGGAAGAGAACGTGGTGACCGAGTGGGCGGTGTTCAACGTGCTGCTGATTGCCTTCAGGCCATACCCGGCAAGCGCAGCCGCATCCACATTGGAAGAGCCAACACCAAACTGAATCAGTCCCCAAGTGCCCGAGGTGGTGCTGTTGGCGGTAATGTAAATGTAGACAGTCGTGCTGGGCGCTACGGTGGCAATCGTGCTTGCGCCAAGATAGCTTTTGACCGTGAACGAGTACGAGCCAGTGTTGCGAATCAAAGCGTCTTGACCAACCGATGTCTGGTTGGCCGGGGGCATCAGCAACGAGAAAGCACCCGTGGCGGATGTCGAGGACACATCCATGATGCGTGCGGCAGCATCATCCGTTGGGCTGCCGTTGATAGGCCACGTTAGCTGGTTGTCAGCCGTCAGCGTAATGGAGCGGTACGAGACATCCGTTGGCTGGATGACCGCCCCCGTGAACGGACTGTTAAAACTAGGCATTTTGAACCCCTTCTTCTGCAAGTCGCTTGGCTTTATTGAGCGCCTTGGTTGCTATGTTTGAAGCCTTGATTTTGGCTTTGCTTTCTTCAGAGTGCTTTTTGCCTGTGAAGCTGGCGTGCTTTGCTTTATCCGACTCAGGCATCTTACGACCAAGCAAAGACTGACGAATTTTTTCTTTTGTTTCTTCGCTCAATGGCTTGCGTTGGACGCTTTTTTGAGCGGCTGACATCTTTGCTTTTGTCTCTTCAGTTGCCTTTTTGCCAAGATTTTTACCCAAGTTTGAAACTCGGATTTTTTCAATCTGTTCGGCGGTCAGTTTTTTACCCGCTCTTGAGCCAAATTTTGCACGCCGCTCTTCAGGAGATAAAGATGCAGCATGAGCCGTGGTTGCTTTTTTTCGCAACTCTTTTTCTTCAGCAGATAAAGTTCTACCGGAAACACCTTCGCCGCCGTTTGTGAGGTTGTAGCCGCAAGGAGCCTTAGTATTGTGCTGTTGAATCAGCATTCTCTCAAGGTCGCAGGCAGCCTCAAAGTTAAATGCATTGCAGATGTGAGAAAAAACAAACTTGTCAGCGCCATACTTTTTGATGGCCGCATGAAACGCGGGGGCGCTCCCATTTCCAGACATGTGTTCTTTGAGCCTGCGATTTAAATTTTTGGTGAGGCCAACGTACTGCTTGCCGTTGCAAGCATTGGTCGCAATGTAAAGAGACCACGTTGTCATGTATCCCTCGCAATTGCTTGGCGGTCAGCCACACGGATGGCGTTTTCATTTTGCAAGACAGCGATGATTTTGTCGTACTGTGCTTGCCACATAGGAATACGCTCGTCGTTCTTCAGGAAGGGCATTGCTTGCAGCAGGGAGCCGTACAGAAGAGCTTGTGGGGCGTACTCGGTAAACCAGTTGGACTGGTTGGAAGAGTCAAGAGGTTGGTTGCGCTCGTAGTACAGCACCTCGTAGGTGTACCCAGTTGCCGGGGTCGGAACTACCAGCCAGTGGTCGTAGTCGTAGTCGCCAAAGTATTTGGGGATGTCGGTCTTGGTCTGGTCGGGCCAGTATTCGCGCAGGTACTCGTAGGTGCGCAGCAGGACTGGCTGACGCACTCCAGCAACCGACACGTTCATGGACACCGTCTTGCGCCAGCGGGCGGGCTTGGGAATGATGTTCTCAGCTTGGGTCATGGTGCTGGTGACCACCACCAGATTGCCCAAGAACTTGATTTCGGACGCAATAATTTGCTCCGCAAACATGATGAACTGCGGAATCTTGTCAAGAGTTTGCGTGTCGGTGCGTTCCAGATAGGTCTGGATGTCATCGACCAAGCTGGAATACGTCATTACTGCTGCTACGGTCATGGTTCAGTCCTTGTATACAGCGATTGTAAGGTTGGGGTCTAAGCCATCATTGACTCGGCAGCTTCTTGGACGTGGTCTACGCGGGCCAACCAGCCCTTCAAGAACTTTTGCTGCGTGGGGTTGTTGGTGGCGAGGCCGTTGTAGAAGCGCTGCTTCTGGTCGGCAAAGTTCTTCAGCAGCGCGGCTGGGTCGGTCTTGGCTACACGCCCCAGAGTACCGGAGCCAATCACACCATCATCCACGGCCCCCACGGCCCGCTGGAGGAACTTTGCGGCTCGGCTGACACCTGCGTTCACCGCGAAGTCAAAAACGGCGTAATCGACGCCTACGGGCAAATCATCGCCTTTGACCTTGTCCCAGTACATGGACTTGTAGAACGGCTTGACCGTCTCCTGCGTCAACGCCTTCATTTCACCGGGCTGGATGGCGCGGCCAAGATACGCACCCCAAGCGCCGATGGTGACGCCAAGGTTGGTCTCCCCGCCTCTGTCTGCTGGGTCGTTGACGTACCCGCCCTCAGACTTGATGATGCGGGCAAAGGATGCGTCGAAATTGGCTTTCATTTTGCAGCCACCTGTTGAATTTTTTCGGCAGTTCTGAGGCCAGACAAGCCAAGCATCCCAAACAACAAAGGCATCATCGTGCCAGTGTCCATTGTTGGGAACTTGATGGGAGTTCCATAAAACGCGCTACCCCACTCAGCAAGGGGGCCAACAACAAACTGAATGGCAAAGCCTGCGCCGCACACCCATCCAATGGCGGGTCGCCAACCGGATACAAACACGCTTGGGTTAGCCGCCTCCACCTTGTTGATTTCCATCTGCCCAGCTATTGCGGCAAGCTCACCCGACTGCTGCATCTTGAACAGTTCCAGCTTTGCAGCCGCAGCTTTTTCAGGGTCAGGCCACACACGGTCTATGACCTTGCCGCCAATGTCAAGCAGCGCGGATAGAGGGTCGAGTGCCATGCTGTTCTCCTTACTTGTCGGCCTTGGCGTCCAGCTTGTCAAATATCTGCTTCAGGATAGCCTTGACCTCTGCGATGTCCTCGCGGTAGTCACCCTTGATGACGTAGGTAGTCGGCATCGCGTTGACTTTGTCTTCGAGCTTCTGA